CGTTTAACCCAACCGCTCCAAGTCCACGTTTTTTGGTTACCTGCAGCACTTGGGGTGCGATTTAGATAAGCAGAATCACCTGAGTTAAACCTAAGCGAACGTTCAATCTCGTAGCCACCAGCACCGGCACCACCACTAGCGCCAGCAAGAATATTAGAACCAATGACGCTCATGAGTAATCACCAGTGAACACAGCGTGAATAGATGTAGCACTACGCACGATATAATCAATTCTATCAACCTTTGTAGCAGCACTTAGTGTTGGTACAGTGCCACCTGTGAAGTCCCAATAGCTACCCCAAGTTGCGGCATAACCAGTACTACCTTGAACTAGGAAGATAGATCCTGATTGGCCGGCAGTAAGATTGCTTGGATTATCGATTAATGTGCCTTGACCTAAAGTTAAAGAAAAGTTATTTGATACTGAAAAGTCAGGAGTTACCGTAGCTGCAGGCGTTAATACAGTGATCGTTCCTCGCTGTGCTGCAGTGAAGGTTTGAGCTGTATCTGTCTTTGCAGTGTCAGCGTCATGTGCCTGAACAGTACTTCCAATGGCTGAAGCCAGCAGTCCATTTTCCGTTAAATTATCAACCGTTACCGTTTTGGTACTGGTCGTAATTGAATCAACCTTAACAGTTCCGAAAGCCATGATTAAATGATTGCCCAGATAGCGTTTGCAGGTACAGTAACAGTCTTATTAGCTGCTACTGAAACAGGTCCGGCTGATAGGCCGTTGTAGTTTGCAGAGATCGTATAGTTGTCACTAATGTCTCTTTCATTTTCTAGGATAACTGAAGTAGCGGCAGATGCTGAAGATGCAGCACTTAATGATACCCATTGCTGAGTATTGCCGTCATCATAATAAATGTATGCAGAGCCGTCGACATCATCCCAGTAGATGTCCCCTACATCAGGACTTCCTGGAGGCGTGCTTGCAATCGTAATTGTGCTACCACCTGCGCCAATCTCAGCGATTGACTCTGTACCACTTTGATCTGTTTTAATGAATAACTTTCCATCGAAAGTATTCATTGCCAACTCGCCTAAAGCAAGCTGACCAGTCGTAGGAACCGCCCCAGACGTTGCAGAACGCCTTAGTTTGATAGTGTTAGCCATGTGGCTCCCTTTTGTGCCTATGTAGGCCGGTACACCGTTATATAACGGCGAACTAGGTTACCGATCAGAATGTGCCACCGTCAACAATAACGTTATCAAGAATCTTGTCTGATCCAGAATAAGTCAAAACAGCTGTACCATTCATCCTATATTCTTTTGTGTCTGCAATATTAATATGCTCACTAAATGTCCACGCATCAGTTGCGTCAATCCAATTAATTGTTTTATCAGTTGCGCCTTTTAATGTAATACCACCGCCGTCAGCAGTACTATCTGTTGGCGTAGTAACTTTTGCAAGCTCAATATTTTTATCTTCAATAGTAAGTGTTTGCGAATCAATAGTTGTAGTCGTACCAGAAACAGTAAGATTACCGGCAATCGTTAAGTTATCGGACCAGCTAACGTCTGTGCCGTCAGTAACCAGTACTTGATTGACATTGCCATTCGCTAATTTGCTTACTGCAATTTCAGCTGTTGCCGAAATATCAGCGTCAACAATAGCTGTTTCAGCTTTTGTCTCTAATGCTTGCAGAGCATTCTTAATGTCTTGGTTGTCTGGAATTGTTAATCCAGTAAAAGTACCTAAATTAGTGGCATTTAAACTAACGCCTGTTAATGCAACTAGTTCATTGTTGATATCATTCGTGCGTCCAGCACCAATAATTAAAATAGTACCATTTGAAGCATGAGACCTTGTAATTAATCCTACTTTTTGTACTTTTTCTGTCGCAGCAGTAGGTCTTGTTGTAGTTAAATCGCCAGCAGTAGAATCAATATATACAGGGTCTCCAGCATTGCCTAATGTGCTGGTACTAATATTTGTGAGCAGGCCACTGATAATTACTTTGCCATCATCGCCATCAGTAATAGTTTCATGAACAAGTCCAATCGCCGGATAAGTTCCTGACCCATTATTATCAGCTAATGCAACAATTGGCTTGCCTGAGTTATGAGTCCCGCTGACATATACAGGTTTACCTTTTACAATGTCTGAACCAGATTGATTATGTACTTCGACTAAAACATCATCGTCTTCTGCGACAACTGGTGTAAGGGTTGAACCCTCAACCATATATAGCTTGTTCTCGTCTTTTGCGTAGCAAAGCTCTCCATCTAGTAGATCAGAAAGGCTAGCAGAAATATTGCTGAACGAACCCCTTGCCAGCTGTATCTTTGCACGATTAGCGGGGGTTGGCATCGACGTAAAAATGCTAGACTAGTATTCCTTAAGGGTCGAAGTCACCAGACTCAACGCCTGTATTGCCTAAAGCTTCAGAGAGTTCAACCCAAACCTTGTTTTGACGTACATAATAATTACCGTCATTAGGTGCTTCTTCTATACCACTTCCTGCGTATCTATATGTTTGCGGTACAAATAATGAAATCCAACTGGCTCCATCCCATGTCAATACCTGCCCAACTCTTGGATCTGGAATAAAAACATCTTTTAAGTCATGCAGCTCGGCATCAGTAGCAACAAGATCTTGCCCATCTCTTCCCGGTGGCCCTTGAAGTCCAGTCTCTCCTTTTGCTCCTGCAATACCCTGAGCACCTTTCTGGCCGTCAATGCCGCTCTTTAAGTTCTCAGCATATTCAATTGCCTTTTCAAGATTTTTCGACCGCTGGGCATCTTTCTTTAATTTTTGCTGTTCTTCTGCAGACTCTAAGACTTCTCGTGTTGCCAGCGAAAAGATACTAACCTGGATGTCATTATTAGAAAATTTAAACGACGCTCCAATAAAAATTCTTTCTAGGGAATCTGCTACTTGTTTAGATTCTAGATTAGTTAAACCAATAATTGTAAGCTTCCAAGTAGCTTCAAAATCACTGATTGAAGGAATACCAAGAATGCCAACACTCGGCCCTAAAGCAATTGGTGCTAGTCCTGTTTGGTTGACCTGTACTTTTACAAATATTTCACGCAGTAAAACATCAGCAAGAATAGCCTGCTTGATAGATTCTGCAGAGGTTATCCTTACCGCCATTGCACTAAATGACTAGGCTAGTCTGCCTACCGCTTAGATTTCTTAGTGCCTTTACCTGGAGCAAGCCTACCGTTTTTGCCGTGACCATTTCTTGCCCTATTAGTTTTTGGGTTCTCCATCTTGAATTTGCCGTCAGCAGTATGACTTACGTCCTTACCACCTTTACCCATAACACCTCTAGCCCTACGTTCTCTAGCTAGCTCCGCCCGATATTTCTTTTGTGCTGGCTTTTCATTCCGTTTTTTATCATAAGCAAGTTTCTTCTTATACGCCTCAGGATTACTAGCGTAAAATTTGGCGGTGCGTCCTTTAGCGGCCACTCTTTTTCCTCCTTAAGCGATTGCTTGCACCATTAAAAGGTTTTTTCTTTGTTGGCGATGCTTTACCGCCATACTCACTAATTACTTTACTCTTCTTAGCTTTAGACTTGCCAAGACTTTTGGCAATAGAAAGAGGCATTGCCATTAATCGCCCATACAGTTCTCAGTAGTCTTCCGCTTTTATTAAAGAGGTGTGCCGTCTAGGTTTTTTGAACCTGGGACATATGTAGGCTTGCCAAGACTTCCGTCATTTACAGGATCACTTACCTGCCGGCGAATGATCTTTGGCTCAGCAGAAATAATGTCGGCGTCAAGATTAACACCGTCAAGATATCTTGGGCCTTTTACATAAAGAATTTCATCGTTCATGATTCTTCAACTTTCTTTTTTGTAACGCGGCGGGCTTTAGGCTTCTCTTCAGTCTTGGGCTTTTCTACAGCAGCTTTAGGCTCTTCTTTTACTTCCGCAACAGGCTCAGCAACTTTCTCTTCAGTTCCTTTTTCAACCCATCCAGCGGCAATAAGTTCTTTTGCTTGGATAGTAAAAAACGCTTTGCGTTCTTCGCCACCCTTAACGAAGATTGTGGGGAGCTTTGATAAATGCATAACAAAAAAAGGGTGACCTTAGCCACCCTTATTATTCCGTATGTTGTTAAATCAACCGACGTTATCGACTGTATCGAGGAAAGCAGTGCCTACCGAAACCGTACCGGAACCAGCAGTGGCGGTGTACTTGACAAGGTTGTCTGCATCGCACAAAGCACCACGGAGGTGAGCAATAGCAGTACCATTCTTGTCGAAGTCGTTAGCGGTAAAAGTAACGTCCTGGCCACCAATGTTGAAAACAACAGTAGCGTCACCAGTGATTGTCGTGTTGACAAGACCAACGCGGATGGTCTTGATGTTAGCAAGAGTTACGCCAGGGGTCGTGTCACTTGCAGTGACAAGAAAGTTAGCGTCAATGTCAAACTTTTCGCGGGGAAACATTCCCGTAGAACGTGCGGCCATGATAAATACCTAAAAATTTTAAAAACCTAGTGCTCAACTGTTAGCAACTTGGTCTGTAATAGGTTCCCAATTACAAAAAAAAAGGGGCCGAAGCCCCTTTGTATTGTTGATTTTCTAGAAAGAAGAATCAGACAGTTGCGTTGACGTTGGTCAGGCGAGCAGCAGAGCGACCATTGACCATGGCCAGTCCGCAATACCACTCAACACGAACGATGATCTGAGGAGAAGCAGTGCTCTCGCCCAAGTCACGAACCTGGATACCACCGTTCTGAATACCAGTCAGCAGGTCATTGCCGAAGGTCACCACATAGATCGATTGATCAGCAGGGGTGGAATCAAGGATTGCAGCGTTCTGATGGTCGCGGTCAAGCTCAATAACAGGCAGACCGGCATAAACCATCTGCTGATAACCAAACTCGTTACGAGCAATGTCGATCTGAGCAGAAGCGCGGGCCTTAGTTGTCAAAGCACGACGTGCAGACTTGGACATAACCAAGTACTTAGTGCCGCCTTGTGCATCAACAGAGTCGATTGCTTCATCAAGAGCACCTAAGTCAAGAGTCGCGGCGCTAGAAGCGTTACGAATAACCTGAGAATTAGTTGCGTGATCCGCCGCCGGCATGCGAGCAGCCAAGCCATCGAACTCAGAAGGAGACTGATTAGAGTCGCCATTGATGAACAGGGATTCCCAAGAAAGACGCATTGCGCGGGTCTTGGATTGAACCTGATAAGCGCGTGACTCGCCACCTTCCAGATCAAGGATTGCGCGGTCAATTTTGATGTCTCCGCCGAACAGACGAAGGCTTTCAGACTGCTGACTTACCTCAGCGTAGCTTTCGGTGTAGTTAGCGTTGTAATTACGGAAACCCACGTCTCCGAGGCTCTCTTCACGCTTCCAGAAAAGGCCGTTGCCTTGAATGTCGCGGAAAGGGAGAACGGATAGCAGAGGACCAGCAGCCAGTTCTGTAACAACTGCCAGTTCTTGTGGATTCCGAGAATGCTTTTTAGCCTCGGATAGATTTAAAGCCATTAGAATTAAACTCCTGTGGTTAATGGAGGAAAGGTGAAACGTGTCCAGAGCATCACGCCCTAACTCGAACACCCTGCCTGCTAACCATCACGGCCAGTCAAAACCGGGTGCTTTCTAACATATAATTCCGAAACTTCTATTCTTCCCAATAAAAAAGCCCCTTTCGGGGCGAAAGATTTATCCGAATGCCTTTAGGAATAATTCTTCCCTCGATAGCGACGATAAGTCTTCTACTGGCATTCCGTTTGCATCTGTTCCAGCGTAGTTCAAACCAGCGCCTGAACCTTTAACTCCTTTGAAGAAAGTTCCGTAGACAGGATGTGTTTTGTAACTACTTACAAAGTCTTCAGGTGAGATTCGCTTACCAGATTCGCTATCAAGAATAGGATCACCTTGCTCATCGACAACAGTAATACTCCCGTTAGGTTCTTGCCTAAACCGCTTGCTCATCTGTTCTGCGAACATGTCGAAAAAAGATACGCCGTCGGCAGAATCAGTTCGTCCACCAGCTGAAGTAAATACCTTTTCAAGAGCATAACGCTTCTTAAATTCATTAATCTGCGTTTCAGCTTGTTTAGCCTTGCCTTCCGCCTCTGCTGTTTGCCGTCCATACTTCTCTTCAATGGCTTGAATTGTTTCACCATAACGTGATTCAATCTCAGCGGCACGGGCAGCATCAGCTTCTAATTGCTGGTAACGATCTAAATCAACATCTTTTAGTTTTAAAAGTTGCTGTTCTTTGTCTTTGT